TGCGGGCAGTCGTCGTGAGGAATGTCCGGGTGAGGGCATCAGTGATCGCCTTCAGAACTGGGCGAACCGTGCGGTTCTGGTAGTTCAGCATCTGACGAGCGTCAGCCTTACCTGTGAAGACATCTTCCGTCATTCCGAGCTGGTTGTACAGCTGCGTGGTGAGCCACTGGATCTGGCTCATGAGGTTGTTCTCGGACGGCCGGTTCAGCTGAGTGATTCGCTCTGCACCATCGGTGTAGGCGATACCGTACTGAGAACCGGCGAGCTGTTCCTCAATTGCCTTTCGCCTGGCTTCTGCCTGCTGTTTCTTCAACTCAGTCTTGACGACGTACGGAAGCTGAATGATGATATCCAGCTTGCCGGATCCAGACTGCTTGTCGATAGCGTCCAGCAGATGCAGCTTCTGAGTGAGTCGCTGTAGAGTGGAGTTCGGAGCATTCATGACGCTATACAGAGGATTCTGTACAACAGCCACGAATTCCTTCTCCAACGTGAGCTGTTCTCGCTGTCCAGTTTGGTCGTTGTAGACCTCTACCCGGACATGGCGCGGATACCAGTTGAGAATCGTACCAACACGCATAGACTTGATGTCATAGCCCTGAGTCATGTCGGGGCTAACGTCAGTGTCCACGGGAACAATCGCTACAGCGCCTTCCTCGAACAAAGACAGCACAAGATCCTGGAAGAATCCCTGGCCGGTCTGGTCGATATTGGCACTCAGAGAGAGGCAGTCGTCGAGATAGCTACGGTAGTAGCTCTTGAGGTTGCCGTTCTCGTCTGTCTTCACGTGGCGAATCGGAACATTCGAGACATCGATAGCGATCTGGTTGTAGATGCTAGTGACGATGGTCTGATCGCCGACGACAGGACGGTAATTCAGGTTCGGATTTCCGAAGGTCCACGATCCATACTCGGGCGTGAAGTTCTTCTTATCCGGTGACCTTGTAAATGCATTCCAGGCGTGGCTCAATCGATCACTAAGACCCATTTCACCTCCTCGCTCATTCGAATGCCTCCTTGTTATTCTTGTATGCCACGAAGGCATCCATCAGAGCAGCCACTGAGTCGATCTTCTCTTCGGTTCTCTTCTTCAGTAGCTTCCGGTTTCCGTTGGTATCCTCGAGGGTGACGCAGTTCCCCATGGTGAAGGCCATGAGTTTCTGGTCGAAAATGAGGAGGCGCTCCGATGCCAGCTTCTTCAGCTCGCCGAGGGGGACCGATTCAGTTCGGGCTCCCTGGATTACCTTCTCCACACCATACGGACCGTTCTCCTGTTCCCAACGAGTCACGAATTCCTTGGCATTGTAGGGGTCGAACCCAAACGCCGAGACATCGTACTTCTGGTCAGCAATGTGCTGATCCAGATCCTCGTAGACCTCCATCATATCAAGAACGGTTCCCTCCATAACTCGGAGAGTTCCTTCTTGTATGAACTCATCATACTTCTGACGCAAGGCCCCGGGTAACTTCATGAGCGTTAGCTCGGAGATGTATGCCAGAGTCTTCACGCCGAAGGCTTGATTTCGGAGAGGGAACAGGAAGGTGAACGCACAGAAGTCATCACCTTGAGACAAGTCAGCACCCATAGCGCACTGCATGTTCCAGAAGGTATTCTTCCTGTGCGGGATTGTCTCCTCGTAGGTGAAGAAGTAGGTGTATCCCTCCATAGGGATTCCGAACCTCTTTGCGAGGATGTCATTTCGAGCAGCTGGCGCTTGTTCCATTCGCTCGACGTCCTGCTGGTACCGATCATAGGATACAGTGATGCCAATGTTCGGCTGGGCTTTCACCCACATTGCAGGATCTGCTACTTCCTTGATGTCATCAAGTCTGTAGTAGAAGATTGAGATGTGAGGGGCGACGTATTCGCCCTTCAGGATTTTGAGCAACTCCATCTTCATGGTGTCGCCCACCGCATTGCGGATGGTTCCCTCGGAGGAGACGGCCAGAATGACCGGATCGTCAACCTTCGAGGCTCCCTGCTCGAGTGCACCAACCACGTCTTCTCGAATGTCTCCCGAGAGCCATTCATCAACTGTGCAAACCTTTGGGCGCAGGCCCTGGAGCTTATCGATAGACATGGGGCGGACTTCAAGCAGGGAGCCCGTCAGGAAGTTTTCAACACCCTTCTTCGTAGCAACAAGCTTTTGGCGGTTAGCCCTCGCGCCAGTTGTATTTTGAAGGGATCCCTCAGTGAGGAACTTGTACAGCGGACCTCGGGTACGGGTGATAGCGGTCCGAAATGGACCCATCACCTCTTCGGCCTGCTTCATGGTCGGAGCCGTAGCGATCTGATGTGTCGTTGTCGTGTCAATCACCATGAAGTAGTTCTGGATGAGAGACATGTACATCGACTTCGCTGCTCCACGAGCAACGATCAGATACTGCTTGATCGTAAGGCGCTTCTTTACTGTTTTGGTCTCATATCGGCCGCCGACTCCGTCCTCGTATGGGACGAAGACCTGACGATCCTCGAAATAGTACCAGCCAAGTAGCTGTTCGGCCCAGAGCTTGAAGCTGTCGAGCAGGTGGAGGTCGGCTCCGTCGGACAGCGTGAGCTCATTCTCACAGTATGCGATGAATCCTTCTACGGCTTGGTCGTCGTAGTAGTACTCAGGATTTGCTATGAGCGAATCGATCCGATTCATCTCACAGGAGATCTCTTCACATACTGGGATCTCGCCTCGGATGACTGCATCCCGGAACTGTCCGTAGTATTTTGGTACTGCGGTGTTCGAGAGCATTACTTCAACGGGCTCCCCGGGTTGCGAGGACGACGCTTTGGCTTCGGCGAGGGCTTAGTCTGCTTGTACGACTTAGGCTTCTCGATCTGCTTCGGCTTAGGTTTGGCCTTTGGAAGTTCAGGAGCCTTGGGCTGGTTGAACGCCGCATCATAAGCTTCCTTAACGGCCTGGTGAGCTGCTTCTGCCGCTTCAGCTGCCTTTTTAGCCTTCTTCTGTGCAGACTTGGATCCGGCAGCGGCATCTACCTTAGCGGCCTTGGCTGCGAGGCCTCCGTCGAAGGCATTATCGAACGCCGATCGGAGAAGCTTATTCCCTGCGTAGGTTCCAGCCTTGGTGATAGACCCTTCGAGGATCTGTCGAGTGACCTCACGACCTCGAACCAGGTGGCGATCGGCCTTGAGCTCCCGATAGCGTTTCTCTTGCTCCAGCCTGGTAATCCTGGTCTTAAGCTCAGAGTCGCTGATCTTCTTGTAGCTCCGGGTTCCAAACTTTTTACGAGCCTTTACCTCGGCCACCTTAGCCTTGCGGTTAGCTCTGGCCTTTTGGACCTTTGCTACACCAGTCTTAGTGGCACTGACAGTTCCGGATACAGTTCGGGCGGTTCCACGTCCAGCTTTTCGCAGCGCATTAGCTGTTGCCTTGCGTCCGGCAGAAGCCTTCTTAGTAATGACTCCCCAGCGCATGCCTTTTACACCATGATGGGCTAGGACTTCCCCTCCGTCTGGTAGATCAGTCTCCATGCTGCCTCCTCGATCAGCTTCTGGTATGCCGTGACCAAGAAGGAGTTTCCTGGCGGGTCGAACATGAGCCGAACCTTGAGGACGATGTACGACCGAATAGCCGATTCGTCCTGAACGTCCGGAAAGACGGACCACTGAGATTCCTTCTCGATGATCCCGAGGCATTTTGGCCCCAATTGTGCGAGATCCATCCTTGCGGTGTTGATGTGCAAGAGGATTGTGTCGTCAAAGGCGTCATATCCCGGGATAATCCCGAGAGCCTTCTTGACGTCTTCAAGAATTGTTCCCATTAGATCCTCCAGGGAGCTTGATCGTTGGGTTGACGCTCAACAACTCGTGGTGTCAACCTCGATCGGTCTCCGAAGTGTATCGCGTTGTGGGTATTCTTGGTTGTCGTGATGAGAAACTCTGGCTCAAGGATGTCTGGATTGAAATTCTCGAGATCCTCAGGCTGGATCGGGTTCATGTGGTGGATCAGCGGCATGTACTTGATGTCCAGGCCTTCGATTGCGAGATCACAGGCTTCATCCCGAGCCAGAACAAAGTTCCTGACCTTCTTCCACTCTGTTGAGGAGTAGAATCTTTGGTTCAGGTATCTATCGAAGCCAAACGTGGCTGTTCCGATCTGCCCATCGAGTGACAGATAGTCGAATCGCTCTTCAAACGTTGACAGTCGGATCAGATCAGAGTACGTCCGTAACATCTCCCGCTCCAGAGTATGTACGGAAGGCTTCGATGGCTTCTTTGGCAATGCCATTAGCTCTACCAA